AGATTTACGTGACCTCTACCTTCTGGTGATAATGGTAAGTTTAATTCTTTTAATTCTTCTATTGCTTCTGCAGTAAGCATCGGGTCTCTTAAATTCACTAAATGAAAATTGGTTTTTAACCTTTCGATACCTTCGGATGTTATTAGTTTCTCCAATGCTTTAAGTGGTTTCTTTTTATTATTAATTCTTTCTTTATTAATTTCATCTGCTCTATGACAAATTTCTCTGACTGTAAAATGTTTGTATTTTAATTCTGGAAAGTGTTCCAATAGTGTTTTTTCTCCCATGCCTTCAATACCCTTAACATTATCCGAAGTATCGCCACAAATAATCTTTAGCACTAATGCATTACTATAATGGTGATTAAAATGCATCATGTAATTATCTTTGGTTACTGGCACTGAAATGTTAGGAAATATAATTGTAATATTTAAATCCAATAGTTGTGCAAAGTCCCTGTCGTTTGAATATATGTATATTTCTTCAAGATTATTGTGTTGTATACAATATGCTGCAATTAAATCATCACCCTCGACATCATCACATTCAATTTGTCTGAAAAATAAATTTTCGGCATATTCTTGTATACTCTTTCTTTGTTTTAAAATTGACTGTTCTTTTTCATTTTCTCTACGAATTTCAACAGCAGTCATTTCAATTCTTTTGTGCCATTCTTTAGATGCACGATTTTCCTTATAATTACTATCAATACGATGACGGTATATGCCCCCTCCTTGTCCATCAAAAACTAATATTATTTTATTTATCATATATTCTTTAATAAGTTTTCTGACTGTTGTTAAAAATGAGTAAAGTCCGCCTATATGCCCGTAGGATTGAGTAGAAACATCTTTAGCTCCATGATATGATCGTTGTAACAAATAATCGCTATCTACTAATAATGTACGTGTTTTCATAATTGAACTAATATATAAATTTCATTAATCCAATCATATCTTCGTGCAGCGTCATATGCCCCTTTTGAATGCTTACAAAAATCAGTTCTTTTGTCCAATAATTTCTCGGTTTTCTCATAATTAAAAATTGGTGAGTGACTTATTTGCCACTCACCAAAAGTTTTCATTCTTCACTTATATTTGTTACTTCTGCTTTTTGAATTAAGTCATCATCATTACTAATGACATTTCCTTCGGCATCCATTGGATTGGATTTTATTGTTATGTCATCTGCGGTAAGACTATCATCTTCAAGAATATTGCGGAAATGAAGAATATGTTCTTTCTTATATTCTGCAACACTTTTATCATCACCATATATAAATCCATGTGGTGTTGAACCTATCTTTCCTTCCAATGAAATACCACCTTTCTCACCATCAATATGATTCTTGGCAATATTAACTTTATTGCTAAATCCAAAATTAACATCTCTACTCTTACTTGCTGCAGTTAATCTTGCAGTTCCATGTGTAACAATACCACCAAAATGATAAATAAGTCTTCCTCCAAAGAAAAATGTTTCGCCACCTTTATGTTTAACGACTTTATTCATACTATCATACCAAATTTTCTGAACAGCACCAATCGTATTTGTGTACGGACTATCAATTCTTCGGCTATTGGGAATTGTATTGTTTAATATGGACATAAACGCTTTCTCATAAGCACCAGCATTCCACATATTATTGTCGCTGTCATTTTTCTCTAAAGCATTGATTGTCTTAATACAGTTTAATGTACCAATAGAATCTATTGCAAAATATAGGTCAAATGGTAAATTACCTCCTGCTTGTTGATCTAAGAAATAATAGACAGCTTTTGCCATGTCTTCGATACTAGCTTCTTTTCTCTCTTTTTTTTCTGCTTTATCAAAATTTTCAAGAAGGAATTTGTTTTTAACCAGAATATAATCACCATTCCAGTCAAAACCCATAAGAGTTAATCTTTCATTACCTTCATCAATGTTGTTCTCAGTATCAATTATAATTGGTAATATTTTCATTTTTTGCGCATTAACAATAGAACGCATTAATGCAGTTGATTTTCCAGTGTTGGAGTATCCACGAAAAAGTGTTACGTATCCTTTAGGCACACCCGGCATGCCTGTTGCTTCTTGCAATGCATCATCAATTGGAATCCATATGAGTGGTTTGGATGGAACTTTTTCTGCTCCAATTTTTTTCTTGTAATTATCCAGTGAAAATGTTTTCTTGGCTACAGGCTTTCTTGTTTTATTATTTTCAGGAACATTATCTGCTTCTGATAAATGTACTAATTCTTTTGCCATTTATAAATTTCTTTAATATTATTTTAAATATAATTTTTTAATAAGATAATAAAGGAGAAACTTTCATCTCTCCTTTATTTTAATATTTAGTAATTAATTGTTTATTAGTTACATTCTAAAATGGCAGATCATCATAGTCATGATCATTATTGTCACTTTCATTGCTCTTGTTTGTGTCAGCTACTGGAGCACTTGGGGGTGCATTAACAACTGGTGCTTGTGCTGGAGCATTTTGTAGTGTTGTTTGTCCAACATTTACTGCATCGTCTTTGTATTCGCCAACTTTGTCAGGTGTAATGTTGGTGATAGTAACCCTTGGGTATTCTTCATCAATCAAATCAGATGCTTGTTCGAATTTTGCATCTTCGTCTGCATCAAGATTACGAGTACGAGTATTAGCTGCTTCTTCCAAGTCTGGACGACCCGGGAAAACCCAATGTTTATTGTTTGAATCAGTATCATCCCAATAAGGGTTAGTACCCATTGCAACCATTTCGAGAAACTCGTAAGGAGTAATCTGTGGTGCTTTTTTTGGCTGGAATACGTCTCTCCATGTGATGTTATCAGCAAGCCATTCTTGCATAACAAGATTGTCACCATGAAGTGGTGATTTACCACGAGAAGTAATTGCAGAAATCTGCTTGTAAACATGACCGTTGAATTCAGTGTCGGACATGGTGATACTCAAATCAGTACCATTTTTCGGGTCTGCAAAATCTGCCTGTTGAATCTCAGTATATTCTCTAAGAATAGGAAGAAGTTTGTCAAGTGTACCCTGATTTTTGAAATTGTGTTTAAATCTCCAAAATTTAACACCGTCTTTTTCCAAACCTTTGTCAATACCACGAACAATATAGAATTTCTTTGCTTCCCATTTATTAGCTTCTGTAAAAATTTCTCTGTTTTTATCGTAGATTACTTTTTCGTCTGCGTTCAGGGTTTCTTTCTTTTTACCTTTTAATGATGGGTTTTGCTGTGCAAGTAATTTCTTTGCTTTGTCGCATAAAGGACATGGAGCAGGAATCATGATTGGCTGACCGTTAGTATCAAATACTGGCTTTCCGTTTGCCACTTTCTGAACTTTTACGTCATTGTGAGCAGGACAGTAGATAACTGTGCCGTGTTTCTTCTTTCCACCTGTTGCATTAGTAGGAGCAACATGGAAGAATGCTTCTTCGATGTACTTTTTACCAGCCTTTGGGGGGAGAATTCTAAATAACTCTTTGTTTTTACGGGGAACGAAATACTTCGCTAAGATTTCCTCTGATGTTTTGCGTCTTTTTTGACTTTGCTTGTTCTTAAAGTCATCAAACTCTTTTCTCAATTGTGACAAATCTCCACCTTGTGGGTTTGTCTTTTCATTTTGGTTTTCCATTTTAATTTAAATTTACAGTAAAATTATTTTTCAATTATAAAAATTGTGCTACAAATATAGCCTTCATTTATCATAAATACAAGGATTTTTTTATTTAGTCTAAATAAAAATAAGAAAAATATAAAAAATATAAAATTTTACGGTTTTAAAAAACCATTAGACACAACGGTGAATGAAAGGGTTTGTTTGTTTTCATAATAACTACCATTTCTCATTCTGATTTGTAGATAATAATCTTGCGGAATCAACCATGATGTATCGAGATTAAACTCATATCCTGCATTTGTTCTGTTCACTGATGTAAATGGTATAATATCGATTTCATATTTTTTTCCTACTCTTGTGAATAACCTATATTCAATATCCAAAGGTAAGAAATTATTTTGATTTGCATAGAGTTCTTTGATAGTTAATTTAATTTTTTTTGTAACACCTGCAGTAATGTTTTCTTTTTCGCCAATTCCCCAGAAATAAAAGAAATAATTGTCAAAATTAATCTGGTTTGATTGGTCAAAGGTATAGAATTTATCCTGAGATATCAAGTAAAATTCAGCATCATATGTAAAATTTTTACCATTAATGGTTACATCCCACACATCCCTGAATAAAACAGCATCTGAATAAGTCTGAGAATCAACTTTTAATGTGATTTTATAAATGCCTTTACTTACGTTAGTAATACCAGTAATACCACTAAAAGTAGTTACTAAATTATCTTGATTATCAAATATACTGACTTTGTTTACTGTTATATTCTCTTGAAAGCCACCAACATTTACATATAAGTATAAGTCATTATCTTTATCAAGATAAAAATAATTTCTATCATCAGTAATAGTATCATCAATTATTGTTTCAATGAATGGTTCATAAAATGTATTAGTATCTTTTGCAAAAAATGCAACTGCTTGCCTCATTGTTGGGTCAAGTGCTTCAAATTTATTGGTGAATTTAATACCAACTCCAAATGAACTACCACTAAAAGCTGTAGTACCCGTATAACCAGTGCCAAATATTCTTTGATTTATATAATCAGTGAGATCAATTTCAATATTTTCATCACCTTTTTCAAAGAATTGTGTGCCTAATCTTTGAGTTACACCACTAATATAAGCACCTTGTTGTGTCCAACCACTGGTTGTTGTTCTGGCTGACCAATTAACTGCCTGTGGAAACAAAATGGGATTTACAACGTCAACATAAGCAAAATTAGGGTCATTGTATTCAAACACATAACCACTACCTTCATCCCAGCTTTGATTAACATTAAATAATTCAAGATTAAAAGCACTTGCTCTATCGATATTAAGACTATAAGATTTCTTTCCTACATATTCTGGTGCATATCTAATACTATTAGTCATATGCAATATATGTTTTTTAATCCTCTGTGGATTTATCAACCCGTCAGCAATTTTAGCTTTTATGTCATCAAAGTCAATATCAAAAATAAATCTACTTACCTGTTTGTTGAACGTACCATAAGATACTTCTGTAACAGGGTTCTGCGAGTTGTTAGTTAAATTATTACTAATTAACGTATCGTTCTTTGAAAAATATGATCTAAATGTTGACATACTGCTTTTCTATATAAATACCACAGAAACAAAAAAGACTACACTTGGTAGTCTTTTTATTATTCTTAATTACAATTATTACAATATCTTTTTCAAGTTATTATTCATTAAAATCTGTACTGCTTCTTTTTTACTCATTCCAGTTTGAATATTTCTACTTAATGTAATTTTTGCAATTTTAA